AATGAATTATATAAAAAATGAGCCTGTAACAAAGACAGGCTCATAATGCTAAAAAGCATCCACTAACATTAATATTCTATGCTTTTTGGTTTTAAAAGTCAAGAAAAACGTGGAGTAATCCACCTTTAACTGCTTGATTAAGATATTAAACTTACGACTGAGGAGTGTAGAACAATGTATGTGAAAAAGACATATAACCTTGGAAAGCATAAAGAGATAATAGAGGTTCACAATTTTTATCCGGGTAACTATGGAGCTCCGGGGAAAAGCAGAGAGAAAAAAGAGAAGGCGTCTCCGGAAGTGATAAAAAAACAGAACCATGCCAACAGGGTAAGAAAAATACAAAGATTGATATTGGGGAATTTTAAAGCAGGAGATTGGCATATAGTTCTCAAATACAAGAAGGAACTGCGACCTGTTGACTTTAAAGAGGCAAAGGAGCAGTTGAGTACGTTTTTTAAAAAAGTGAGACTGGAGCTGAAAAAGTACTCAATAAGTTTCAAGTACATAGGAGTTACTGAGATGGGTAAGAGGGGCAATGCCTTACATCATCATATCATAGTTGAAAACATCACTGATCCGGTAAACATGTTAAAGCTTATAAGAAAACATTGGGAGTATGGCCATATTGCTCTGACTGATCTATACGAGGAAGGAGCGTATCAGAGATTGGCTGAATACATAGTGAAAGCTGAGACAAAGGATCCTGAGGGTAAGTCAAGCTACAAGCGCAGCAGGGGTAATCTGATAGAGCCGAAAGTTGAAAGTAAGATCATGCTTAGAAAGAGTTGGCCGAAAGAGCCGAAAGCAAAGAAGGGATATTACATAATAGCCGACAGTGTAGTTTCAGGTGAAAATCCTGTTACAGGTTATCCATACCAGAGATATATGATGCAAAGACTGCCTAAGATCGGATCTGCAGGAAGAGAGGAGGAAGAGTGGATACAGAGTGTAGAGTCAATATTTACATAACCACATCTATACGAGGACCGGCAAGGAAGAATGGTGGATATGGATATGTCATAGAGTTTATAAAAAAAGACGGTAGTCCGATTACCAGGAGTGGAGTTGGATATGAGATAAAGGCTACAGAAAACAAGCTTGTATTGATGGCATTAAAAGCTGCACTCAAAAGACTTACCAAAAGGTGCTCAGCCTTAGTATTTACTAAGTGTGAGTATGTTTTGAGCAGCTATAAAAATGAATGGATTTCTGAGTGGAAAAAGAATGATTGGACTAATGCAAGAGGTGTAAAGCTTAGTAATTGGGAGCTTTGGAGGGATATATCGGAGTTATCCACATTGCATGATATATCTTTTGCGAGTTCCGGAACTACAAATCCTTATGAAATGTGGATAAGTGACAGTATAAGAAAGGTGGAGCATGAAAACTGAGAAAGACTTAATAAATACTAAGCATGAGGGCGATTCGGGAGGTGTTTCCAAAATGGAAAAACCTAAGAAAAGAAGTGTTTCTTTTACAGTATATGGAAAGCCTATAGGTAAGCAAAGGCCGAAGTTTGCAAGGAAGTATGGAAGTGTAATGACGTACACTCCTAAAGAGACTGTAAACTATGAAAATCTTGTAAGGATATCATATCCGGGCGGAGTAAAACTGGAAGGTGCCATAGTTGCCAATATAAAGGGATACTTTGCAGTACCAAAATCAGTAAGCAAAAAGCAAAGGGAAAGGATGTTGTCAGGAGAAGTCAAATATACGAAGAAAATTGATAGTGACAATCTGGCCAAGTCCATATTGGATGCATTGAATCACATTGCTTATGATGATGATTCGCAGGTGTGCTGTCTTACGGTAAGTAAGCAATATGCTGAGATCGAGAGAGTAGAAGTGGAACTTAGGGAAATATAGCAAGTTAATTTGAGTTGTTTTGAGATTAAGGAGTTAAGCGAATGAGTATAACAAGAATAGAGCTTTTGGATTTAGCAAATGAATGTGTATGTGGTGACAGAAACTTGCAGTATGGAGAGCCGGAGGATAATTTTTCGAGAGTAGCAACACTTTGGAATGCGTATCTTGGGAAAATGTATGTGACATCATACGACGTAGCTGTGATGATGTGTCTTTTCAAGATTGCAAGGTTACAAAGCAGTGCATTTGAAAGTGTCGACAGTTGGGTGGATCTGATAGGATATGCCGCATGTGGCGGTGAAATAGCTTTGAGGGGTAAGGAAGATGAGAAATAACTTAAAGCATAATTCTGAAGGTTATGTGGACAGTACAGCTTACAAGGCAATAAAGTCTGTGAGTGCGGAAGAAAAGAAGTCGGCCATACAGTCTGAACATGACAAACTGATACAGCATTTGAAATATGTGATAGAACTTTCAGGCTTCCGACTATCTGAAAGAATAAAGCTTGTGCATAGAGGAAGTGGTAGAAAGTTTGAGTAAGGAAGTGTATGGAAGTGGATTATAAACAGGAAATAATAAAAAAGATAAGAGAAATGTCAAAGTACTACTCAGCGCATCAGGTCTTCCGTGACTGGATAGAAGTATATGCTTTAGCGATAGCAAATGCCTGTGAACCTGAAGGTACAGTAGTTTGGAATAAAAGGGAGCAGCAGTATTTAAACACCATAAATAAATATCAGTCGGCAGAGGTGGACGGTTTTGCAGAACTCGGAGGATTGCTTACATTAGCACTTGAAAAAGATATGTCGGATGTATTGGGAAGTGTATATATGGGCATAGAGACAGGCAATAAGGCCACAGGGCAGTTCTTTACACCTGACAATATAAGTCAGTTGGTAGCAAGATTGATGGATGATGAAGTAGTATCAACCGATATGCCTATAAAGTTACATGAGCCTGCCTGTGGCAGCAGCGGGATGATTATTGCATATGCCAGTGCTTTGAAAGATAAGGATATAAATTATCAAAGGCTTCTTGATATAAAAGCTTCAGATATAGATTTTGCATGTGTATATATGAGCTACATACAGCTGTCACTGCTTGGAATCAAGGCAGTTGTTGTAAGACAGGACAGCTTGCTTGGAGAAAAAGTTCCACAGGAGCATATATTTGTAACTCCGGCAAAGAAAGGATTATTGCTATGAAAGATGAACTTATAGACAAAATCATTTTGGGGTTGGCAGCAGATATTGATCTAACTGTAACTGAGCTGAAATCAAGATTGTATATGGCCTTAAAAGATTACAATGTAGGACTGGAGAATACAGAGATTGTAGTAAGAGGAGTTAATAGAAATGAGATGCTTTTTAAAAAATTTATTGTCACCAAAAAAATACAAGGATTAACGGAGCAAACAATATTTAGATATTCTGTTGAAATACCAAAGGTACTTGAGAAAATAGGCAAACCTGCAGAGGAAATAACATCTGATGATATCTTGTATTACTTGGCCGTGCGTGAATGCAGAGATAAAGTAAGCAAAACAACATGTAAAAATGAGTTGAGATGTTTAAGTACATTTTTAGGATATTTATTTCTTGAAGGAATAATACCAACCAATCCCGTTTTAAAGATTGGAACAATAAAGTTGGAAAAGAAGCAGATGAAAGCTTTTACAGATGTTGATATAGCAAAAATAAAGCAGAGTTGTAAAAACCTAAAAGAAACGGCAGTTGTTGAGATGTTACTTAGTACAGGATGCAGGGCTACAGAACTTGTAAATATCAAACAAAGTGAGATACAGGGAAACAAGGTGGTTGTAAATGGCAAAGGAAATAAGGAAAGAATTGTCTACCTTAATGCTACAGCAATGTTAGCTGTAGATAAATACATGAAAAGTTTGCCGGATACAATCAATCAATATTTGTTTCCCAAAATGAAAAGTGTAGACAAGTTGGTAAAAGAAGGAATACATCAAAAAGAAATGTATTTGGATCCACGAAACATTGATGGTGATGAGCATATGTCTAGAGATGCACTAAAACAATACTGCGCAAAGATAGGAAGAAGAGCTGGAGTTGAAGATGTTCATCCACATAGGTTTAGAAGAACTTGTGCAACAATGGCCTTAAAAAGAGGAATGCCTATAGAACAAGTTAGTAAAATGCTTGGACACGAGAAAATATCTACTACACAAATATACTTAGATCTAAATGAAAGGGATTTGGAATTAGCACACGAAAAGTATGTTGTGTAATGAAAGGCAATAAGAATATGAAAGACGAGTTGATATCTAAGATAGTCATGGAGTTGGCAGCAGATGTTGATATAGATGCCGGAGAGCTGAAATCAAAACTATATATGATTATGCATGGATACAGCATAAAACTTGAAAATACAGAGATTGTAGTGAGGGAAGAAAATAAAAATGAATGGCTATTTAAGAAATTCATAATGACAAAGACTGTGCAAGGATTATCTGAAAAGACATTGGCGCAGTATTCAGCTGAAATACCAAGGATGTTAAACGCAATAGGAAAATCCGCAGAAGATGTAAGCTCAGACGATATATTATATTACCTTGCTGTAAGGGAGCATAGAGATAAAGTATCTAAAGTAACTGTATCAAACAATCTTAGATACCTGAGAACATTTTTTGAATTTCTAACAGTTGAAGGAATAATACCTAGCAATCCTGTAAGAAAAATTGGAAGTATAAAGTTGGAAAAGAAGCAGAAAAAAGCTTTTACAGATGTTGAAGTGCTTAAATTAAGGCAAGGATGTAAGACAGTGAGTGAAAGGCTTATTGTTGACATGCTACTAAGTACTGGTTGTAGAGTTTCAGAACTTGTATCTATAAAAGTTGAAGATATAGAAGGCAGAAGAATAACTGTTTTAGGTAAAGGTAATAAAGAGAGAATAGTTTACCTTAATGCGCAGGCCCGTCTTACGCTTGATGAACATATGAGAGACATTAATACAATAATAAATCCTTATATATTACCAAGCACAAGATATATAAACAGTAAAGAGCATATTGGTAATAGTGCAATAGAAGGCTTTTGTAGACGACTTGGTGAAAGAGTTGGAGTTAGAAATGTTCACCCTCACAGATTCAGGAGAACTTGTGCAACAATGGCCTTAAAAAGGGGTATGCCTGTAGAACAAGTAAGTAAGATGCTAGGACATGAAGAACTTACAACAACTCAAATTTACTTAGATCTTGATGAGAGAAGCTTGGAAATAGCACACGAAAAGTATGTTGTGTAATGATCTTAAATATACCGGGAATAAAGCTGAAAGGAGGTACTTGTGAAAGACGAGGTAGTATCAAAAATAATACTTGCGATAGCAGACGAGAGTGAAGTTGAAATGGAGAAGTTGAGATCAAAACTGTACCTTGCGGTTAGAGGATATAGCTTCAGTCTAAAAAACACAGAACTTGTCCTGAGAGAAGAAAATAAAAATGATTGGTTTTTTCAAAAATTCATAATGGCAAAAACTGTAAGGGGATGTTCTGAAAGAACTATAGATAAATACACGCATGATATTTCAAGAATATTAAAACACATAAACAAGTCTGCAGACGAGATTACATCTGATGATATTTTGTATTACATAGCCATCAGGGAAAAAAGAGATAAACTTAGCAAGGTAACATTAAATAGTGAGTTGAGGGCGTTTAGTTCTTTCTTGTCATACTTATTCCTTGAAGGGCTTATACCACGTAATGCTGTTAAGCAAGTAGGTAAGTTAAAGGAAGAGAAAAAACAGAAAAAAGCATTTACAGAACTTGAAGTGGCAAAGCTGAAGAATGCATGTGAAACCGTGAAAGAGAAAGCTGTTATAGAAATGCTCTTTAGTACAGGCTGTAGAGCAACAGAGCTGGCAAGTATAAAGTTGGTGAATATTGATAACAATAGGATCGTTATCCAAGGAAAAGGAAACAAAGAAAGGACAGTATATTTAAATGCTACAGCAATGTTAGCATTAGAAGGATACCGACAAGAAAAACCGAAGCTTAAAAACCCTTATCTT